GCCAGGTTCGAGGATGCGCACATGGCTGAGGTCTTGGAAATACCTCCAGCTGGAAGCAAGATGGATCCCATGAGGGAACACTTGTTCCAGTCGCTCGGTCCACTCGGACTGTTCCCACTTAGAGTTTCCTCTAAGTCGGTCGGCCGTTGCACCGGGGCCATGCTTTGGGATGATGGCTTCTGCTCCTTGCTCGAAGACCAGATGGTCCAGAGAGGAAAGAAGATCGCCCCAAAGCAGAGTAGACATGCGAAGGAAGCGAGAAGCCCTCTCGGGTTCTCCCTTAATTCGCGCGTCGTTGTTGCGAACATCCTGCTCACACTCAATGTAGCTCCTGATAGCGCGTCTCTCTCTTGCAGGAGTGCAAGGGAGATTAATCTTTGCGAACATCAGAGTTATCTGACGTATCGCGTGGATGTGCGCTACAGAAGGCTCACTGAGCAACACTCCAGTCTCACGATCGAACACACGGTCAAGGAAACCTCCGAGAAATCGGGGGAGACCCCCAGTTCTTGAAAATCCAAGGAACTGGTCGTGACCAACAAAGCCTTGGTCTAGACACTTTTGGGTGTCCGAACCAAAGCTAGGTAGGGTTATCGTCAGAAACGATAACCCCTCGTGTTCGAAACGCTCCGTGATCGTTTTGAGATCACGGATGGTGCTAGTGCAACACAGTGTGCTCAAGTCATCGAGCACACACTGCAAGAGCGGCATGGGGCTTTTCACTGTCACCTCTTCAATGAGAAGTTGGCAGGTCCTTGCTCCACGTTCACCAGTCGTACACGATGAGACTAGCCAGGGCGTTGAAGCACCTGGCTAGTCCCATATCGTGTACCTGCCTCGTATAGAATCTCCAGAGGCAGAGTCAGTTCTCACCACCAAGAAGCTTGGTGATGTTGGCACCAGAGGTAGCCTGGAGATTGGCCAGAAAGCCGTCGATGACGGCCTTCTGCTCCGCAACCGTGTATCCCACCAGAGGAACATCCGCAACAACATAAAAACTCATGCTGTACGGAGTGTTCTGGGCGGGAAACAGCGGGTCAGGAGCAACCTTCCGGTGCTGAATGCGCGCGGTACGGCGAGCTCGCTTGCCCACAGTGTGGGCAACAGAAAAGAGAATGTTCCCGTCAGCGGAAGAGAAATCTCCGCTTCGGGGACCATTCCCAGTTCTGGGAAGCGAGACGGCCGAAGCCGGCGCAATCGTAACTGACTGAGGATCGGTGAACATGTAGCGTCGTCCTTGCAGAGATGGCTCGGGGCGCCGAACGGCGGCCCGAGGGTGATGCTTCTCTCACGGTATCTACTACCAGAGAGTTGTGGGCGCCTTGGTAATACCAAGAGCGCCCAGGATCGACCATTGCTTCAAGTTGAAACTTGAAGGATTTAGGCCGAACCCGAAAGGTGTGGCCCTCACGCGCTGCTTTCTCACAGTAGTGAACTGCAGCGAGTAAGGCCCAATGGTGCCAGACTTAAAGACTGGCCCACTGAGGGTAAAGGTGTGATCTATGATTGTCTCACACATCAGGTACCCATACCTCATCACCAAACCGTCCGAACCAAGATGAACAGCATTGGCGATATTATCGCCAAGGTTCAACTTCCAATCGGACAGCCAGCTCCATGGAGCTAGATTCCAGAGTACTTCCGGAGTGATCCGGGCGCCGTACAGGTAGTTAAACTCCTGTTCGGCACGTTTCAATCTCTCAATGAACAAAGGATTGTCCGCAGAGAGATGATACGAGTACGCACCAGAGAACTTCACCGTCTGTTGACGGCGAATGGTCTCGGTTACTGGAAATCCACTTCCCGTCCCTCCAACAATCATGGAGTTAGTCAACACATTACCAAGTGGGATGATAGACATATCACCCGTGGTAGTGCGAAGATCCTCCGAAACTGTTGTTGGGAACGTCATCTTGCGCCGGATAGATTTACCGGCATCCTTCTCGTACTGTTCGAGCAGAGCTCGAGCGTTACGAGTGGCGTGGTACGTTTTCTGGAGGTCTGCCAACAAAGGCAACCATCCAAATTGCGTCTCCAGATGTTTCGAGCCGGCCAGTCTTGCGACTGAGGCTCGATCACTGAAGTCCTGGACGTTTTGCTGGAGACCGGCTGGAAAGCCTTCTCTCCAAACTTCGGCCAGGCCCACGGCAAGATCTGCCTGTGACTGAGAGGGACGCGTTTGGCTCACTGCCTTCGGACCGTAAAAGCCGATGTCGATATTCGGCGCGGCGTCGAAGTAGTTGAGTCCAAACATACTCGTGGGGGGAACCCACACGAGTGGTCCCCGGTACCGTAAGGTACCGGCACCGGGACCAGATCCAGCGTTATTAACATCGACGCTGGGGTGAGAGCAGTACAGAGTTTGAGTTTCTGTACTGAACTCATGGCCACGGTCCACACCTCCTGGATAGTCTTGGTTGCGGTTTTGTTCCTTGAGCACTGAGAACAGTGCTTCTTGGGACGTTGCCGCATCCACGACATCCTCCAGGGAAAGAGGTGCGTTCAGTTGTCTCGCAGTACGGCCAGTACGATGACTGGTCGTAGTCTGGGAAGGAGCATATGCACCGTAAGAGTCAGGGCGGTCGACGACCGTCCACGGAGCTCCCACAAATGGGCGTGAAGATACGGAGTATCTCACGTTCATATTGCGGGGAGTCCGGCGGCTCTGGGTGAACATGCTGTCCATGGAGACCCTTCGGGGTAGAAGGACACACGCGCCGGTTGACGCGTGTGAGTGGATGTGGTTTGTCACCACACCAGTGCACTAGCACCGGCAGGGCCCTCACGGGCCC